TAGAGATTTAATGAGTATAGTAGGATACGAATTTGATGACCAAGACACTAGTGGTAAATTTGTTGTAACTAAAATGCCAGAGAAATTAGAAAAATTAGGTATAACAAACGTAAGAATGAAAGGCGAACCTGTTGCAACAGAGGCAGAGCAAAATGAAGATACAGAAGCAACTTTATTAGGTAAAGCTGAAGCTTCTTTAATGCACGGATTAGAAATGGCCCAGGCTGTACTTAAAAAAAATTATGGCATGGCAGAAGTTCAGGCTAAAGTTATTTCAGAAAATTGGCCACCTTTAATTGATAAAATTAAAAATGTATACAAAACAACCGAACAAAATCAAGATGGTTTACAACCAGTTGATTTAAAAAGATTAGGTCAAACAGAACCTAAAATATATGTTCATAAAGATGGCAAAACAATAATGATACCAAAAAGAAAGCACAACGAGTATCTTGCGAAAGGATGGAAAAAATCGGCATTAAGGGCTGAGACTTCATACGAGTCAAAACTTGCCGAAATGTTAAAACAACGTCTTAAATAATCACGAATCTATTATAAATATTCAATATGGCACGTAAAAAACCTTACACAGATAATTTTGCAGACTTGGTTGCTCGTTTGAACGCAATGAGCAATATGACTCCTGAACAAGAACGAAAATCTTTGTTGGAATCCGCTAGTGCTGAACCAAGACTATTAGATGAAAAAGATGTTAGCCTAGCAGATATTGCCAAATTAGCTGGAATTAAAGAATACGTTGATCCAGTAAAAGTTTCTAAAAAAGCAAAAAAATTAGTTGAGGAAATTACCAAACCAGAACCAACATCTAGTATTACTAAAGCAATAAAAGAATCCGATGCTGATGATTCAATATCAGCAGGTATTAAAAAAGCAGTAACAGAAGAAACTAAAAGATTAGACAAAATTACAGAGCTTGAATCACAATTGGCAGAATTAAAAGCACAAGAAAAAGAAGATGCAACTTTAGATGATAAAACATTTAGAGAAAGATTTGTTTCAGAAATAACTGAGTACGTAAAAAAAGCCGAAGGAACTGAATTAGCAGAACTTTACAATAAGTTTTCAATGAATGAAGTAGAGTTACAAGAAAAAAACTTCTTAATTAAAACACCAGAAACAAAAGAAGTTATTGCTGATGCAGAGGCAAAAGAAGCAGAAGCTAACGCAGAAGTTGTACAAGAAAAAGAACCTAAAGCAGAAGAACCAGCAATCGAAGAACCAGCAATCGAAGAACCAGCAATCGAAGAACCAGCAATCGAAGAACCAGCTGTGGAAATGGATGCTGTTCAACCAGAAGTAGAAATTCCAACAAAAGACAAATTTACAAACGACTTGGATCCTGCACCAAAGGCTCCAAAAACTGAATCTACGAAAAAATAATTTCCAATAAATACCTAGTATGTCTGAACTAGAACAACATTTACCTTACAACTATAAACAATATCTCGATGATGTTACCAAAATGCGTCAAAGAGGACATATTGCTACAGGTGAACAAACAGCACATCCACAATCAGCAGGTTCTAGAGGATTAGCAAAGGCTGAAGATTTTATAAATTCTCCAAATCAAATAATGAAGGATAACGACATTACTGAAGTAAATCCTGAATTAGCACGTATCAAAAAATTATCTGGTTTAATCTAAAAAAAACCATTTGCTCTACTCTTAAAACTGTTATATACTACTATTAACAACAAAGGAAATATATGGCAGTAAGAAACTTTAACGACGGCGAAAAACAAAAGCTAATCCAAATCATTTCTCAAGGATCACAAGTCCTAGGAGAAGTAGACGATCTTAAATCAGGATTAAGAGATACAGTTAAATCAATAGCAGAGGAACTAGAATTAAAACCCGCATTGATTAACAAAGCGATTTCAATTGCTCATAAAGGAAATTATCAGAACTTGTCAGATGATATGGACACTTTAGATTCCATATTAACGGCGGCAGGTAAGATATAGTGTATCGTTTACTCAAAGAATTTTGGGTAAACAGTTATAAAACGGACCAAGTTGCTTTTTGGAATGAGCTGTTATCTGTAATTGTAACAATTATGGGTTCCTGTATTTTAACATTTACCTCACCACACCCAACAATGCATTATGTATTTCCATTGTACTTGCTAGGCTCTAGTACTTTGTGTTATGCTAGTTGGAGAAGAAGAAGCATTTGGATTGTAACTTTATCCGGATGGTTTACATTAATGAATATAATAGGAAATTATAGAGTATTTTTACTATGAGTTACATAGACGCTTTATATAAAAAAGATGAAGACAAAGTATATGTAGTTGAAAGAAACTCTAAAGGTAAAAGAATTTTTGTAGACTATGATGCTAGATATGTATTCTATTATCCAGACTCTAGAGGTAAGCATAGATCTATGACTGGACTATCATTACAAAAAGTACAATGTAGAACTTCAAAAGAATTCATTAAAGAGCAACGGATAAGATCCAATAAAACTCTTTATGAACAAGATATCAATCCAGTGTTTAGATGTTTGGAAGAAAATTATCTAGGCAAGGAAACTCCTAAACTGAACACTATGTTTTTTGATATCGAGGTGGATTTTGATCCTGAAAAGGGTTATGCCACAACTGACGATCCGTTTATGCCCATTACTGCCATTAGTTGTTATATGAGCTGGACGGATCAGTTAGTTACTTTTGCACTAGTACCTAAAACACTATCTACACAAGATGCTAAAATGCAAACAGAACGATTCTCTAACTGTATGTTATTTCAAAAAGAAAAAGATATGTTAGATGCATTTCTTACACTAGTTGAAGAAGCAGATGTTATATCAGGTTGGAACTCTGAAGGATATGATATTCCATACACAGTAGGTAGAATACAAAAAGTATTAAGTTCCGATGATACAAGACGTTTATGTTTTTGGGGTGAGAAGCCCAAGAAAAGAACATTTGAAAAATATGGTAGAGAACAATTAAGTTATGATTTAGTTGGACGAGTACACTTAGACTTATTAGAATTATATAGAAAATACACATATGAGGAAAGACATTCATTTAGATTAGATGCAATTGGTGAACACGAACTAGGTGAGAAAAAAACTGTTTACGAAGGATCATTAGATTCACTTTATAAAAATGACTTCGGGTTGTTTATAGAATACAACAGACAAGACTGTAATCTACTTGCTAAACTAGAAAAAAAATTAAAATTTATTGAACTTGCCAACGAAATTGCACACCAAAATACTGTGTTGCTACAAACAACAATGGGTGCAGTTGCAGTAACTGAACAAGCAATAGTTAATGAAGCACATAGACGTGGCATGATTGTTCAAGGTAGACGTTATAGAAAAGAAGGAGAAGAAGTACAAACGGCGGCAGGTGCTTATGTGGCAACTCCAAAAAAAGGAATGCATAATTGGATAGGATCAATGGATATTAATTCACTATATCCTTCAGTTATTAGAGCATTGAATATGGGACCTGAAACTATTGTGGGACAAATAAGACCTGTAATAACATCAGCAGAAATAAACAGAGCTAAATTTCAAAAAAAATCATTTGCGGCGGCTTGGGAAGGACAATTTGGTAGTTGGGAATATCAAGCAGTAATGAAACAAGATAAAGGTACTGAACTTATTGTAGATTGGGCTGATGATACATCTGTAAGAATGTCAGCGGCACAATTATATGATATTATATTTGATGGCAAAAACAAATGGATGTTAAGTGCTAATGGTACAATATTTACATATGAGTTTGAAGCAATTATTCCAGGCTTATTAAAACGTTGGTATACTGAAAGACAAGAAATGCAACGTAAAATGGATGCTTGTGGTGAAAACGAAATTGAAAGATCATTTTGGGATAAAAGACAACTTGTTAAAAAAATTAATTTAAACAGTTTATATGGAGCACTTTTAAATCCAGGTTGTAGATTTTTTGACATAAGAATTGGACAATCAGTAACATTAACAGGTCGATGCATTACAAAACATATGGCGGCAAAAGTAAATGACATTGTTGCGGGCAAATATGATCATTCTGGCCAATCTATAATATATGGAGATACAGATTCAGTTTATTTTACTGCACATAAAACTTTAAAAAATGATATTGACGCAGGCAAAATTACTTGGAATAAAGATTCAGTAATTGCTTTATATGATAAAATTGCAGAGGAAATGAATACAACATTTACAGGTTATATGACTAAAGCATTTCATTGCCCAAATACTCGTGGCTCTATTATTAAAGCAGGTAGAGAACTTGTAGCAATTAAAGGTTTGTTTATTACAAAGAAAAGATATGCAGTACTGTATTATGATAGAGAAGGTGAACGTGTAGATAATGCAGGTAGAGAGGGCAAAGTGAAAGCTATGGGATTAGATTTAAAAAGATCAGATACTCCTGTATTTGTTCAAGATTTTTTAAGTGAAATACTGTATATGGTATTAACAGGTAAAACTGAAGAGCAAGTATTAGAAGCAATTACAAATTTTAGAGCAGAATTTAAAGCAAAACCAGGTTGGCAAAAAGGATCTCCTAAACGAGCAAATAACGTAACCAAGTATACTGAATTAGAAAAGAAACAAGGCAAAGCAAATATGCCAGGACACATACGAGCAAGTATGAATTGGAATAATTGCAAACAAATGTATAATGACAAATACTCATTGCCAATTACAGATGGTGCAAAAGTAATTGTATGTAAACTTAAAAACAATCCATTAGGATATACATCTGTTGCATACCCTACAGATGAATTACGTATTCCACAATGGTTCCAAGAATTGCCATTTGATAACGAAGCAATGGAACAAACTATACTAGATGGCAAACTAGATAATTTAATTGGTGTATTAGACTGGGATATACAAAGCACTGAAACCAGTAATACATTCAACAAACTTTTTGAAATCTAAATAACTGTATGTTAAGCATAGAAGAAATAAAACTGTTAAAAGAAAAACTACAAAAACTTAAAGGTACAGATTGGGAAAAGTTTTTAAAAGAACAAATACAAATTTTAACAGATGTGGAATTGGCTGTTGATGCTAATAATCAAGACACAATTGATCGATTAGATAAAACATTAGATTGGTTTAGACGAGATTTAAAAATAAAAAGAGAACAACCTATGTTTGATCCAATATTAAGGGGAGCTATAACAAGAAAAATATTCCAATTTGCTAAAACTAATATCTATAATAGTCTTGAAATTGGTCCTGGTACAGGTATGTTTTCTAAAGACTTTAGAGCATGGCGATTAAATTATTTTCTTGAAGTACTGCCTGAACTAGAAGCAAAAATACGAAGAAGATTTCCTCCACCTCATCAAAAATATCTTAAATTTTATCTAACACGCAATACTGAATGTTCAAATATTCCACAAGGTTCTTGCAATCTTGTGTTTAGCTGGGATACCTTTGTATTCTTTACACAACAACACATACAACAATACCTACACGACATTAAAAGAGTATTAATACCAGGTGGTTATTGTTTTATACATTATGCAGATTGCCATTTTGATTATGATTTACACGAAGCAAAAAGAGGTTATTGGAACTACAATACCAAAAGTGAAATGGAAAAAATTATTAAAGAAGAAGGTTATGAAATTGTGGAAATGAAACAATTTAAACCAGGAGCCAATTATGCCATATTTAAAAAACCTGGTAAACAAAATCCAGCAGTGTATAAAATAAATGAAATTACTATTGATTAATTTAACAAAGGAGTATACAATTAACATATGAAAGATATCTTACAAGACATAGTTAAGCACACGCATGGACTAGGATTTTTAGATCTTGTCAAAATTTCCGGAGATGGTAGTGAAACTGCTATTGATTCAATGGCAGAAGACAGATCAGTTATCTTGCAAGGAACCTTTAACAAACCACAATCAGAAATGACTGGTACGTTTGGTATGCCTCAATTGAATAAATTAGATATTCACTTGAAGTGTCCTGAATATCAAGAAAAAGCAAAAATAACTGTAACAAAAGGCAACAGAAATAGTGCTGAAGTTCCAACAGGAATTCATTTTGAAAACGAAAAGGGAGACTTCAAAAACGATTACAGATTTATGAATGCTGAAATTATCAACGAAAAACTTAAAACAGTTAAGTTTAAGGGAGTTAAATGGGACGTTGAAATTGAACCAACCGTGGCGAGTGTACAAAGGTTTAACTTTCAATCTATTGCAAATACAGAACATAATTCTTTTGTTGTTAGAACAGAGAACAATAACCTGATATTTTCATTTGGTGATCAAGCATCACATGGTGGAGAATTTGTTTTTGCAAAAGGAGTGAAAGGAACTCTAAATAAAGGATGGAGTTGGCCTGTAGCACAGGTATTGCAAATACTGAAACTGTCGGATTCAGCAAAAGTTATATTACATTTCTCAAACGAAGGAGCAATGATGGTAACGGTTGATTCGGGGTTAGGCAAGTATCAATATATAATTCCAGCCCAGGCGCAATAATGGCAGAATATCGGCAAGAACATTTAGGCAAATTTAACAGAAACTTTGCAGTGTTCTTGCCTGCAATTTCAAATTTTTACAATACATTTATATCCAGACAACGAACTACCAAAGGTAAACACATTCCAAAGGATAGAATTCCAAAAGGTTTTGATCAAGACGTTGAAGGTTTAAACTTCATTAATCCAGATAAAGGTTATTTTACATATCCAACTGCATTATATTCGGCAGGACACGCCTGTTTAGATATGGATAAAGTTACAGATAGAGATTCTATGTGTGTAAACAGAGATAGAAAGTTTAGCACAATAGTAGGTGATTCTGGTGGATATCAAATAGCAAAAGGTGTTATACAATTCGATTGGAAAGATTTCGAAGGAAATAAAGCAAATGCAGTTAGAAACAATATACTAAACTGGTTAGAACTTACATCAGATTGGGCAATGACATTAGACGTTCCAACTTGGGCGGCAGATGACTTAAACAAAGGAAAATCAGGATTAAACAGTTTTGAGGATTGTTTAAATGCTACAAAATTTAATAATGATTACTTCCAAAAAAATAGACTTGGACAAACAAAATTCTTAAACGTACTACAAGGTGATGATTGGGAAACTGGAACAATTTGGTATGATCAAATGAAAAACTATAAGTTTGAAGGTTGGGCATTTGGTGGTATTAATATGTGTGATATGGAAATATTACTTAAAAGACTAATTGTAATGAGAGACGAAAAGCAATTAGACGGCAAAGATTGGATTCACATATTAGGCACATCACAATTAGACTGGGCTTGTTTCTTAACACAAATACAAAGACAACTAAAAAAACATATTAATCCAAATGTTACAATAAGTTTTGATTCAGCATCGGCATTTTTATCAGTTGCAAATGGATTAACATATACTCAAAATGTGTTTACTCCAAAACGATTTTCTTACATTATGGATAAAGCACCAGATGACAAAAGATTAAAAGGATCTGATATTCCATTTCCATTTCAAAGTGCAATTGGTGATAGATTAACAATGGGAGATATTTGTAGGTATGGCGAAGGAGACCTAAATAAGAATAACAAAGAAGGTAAAACTGCTTGGGACAGTTTTAGCTATTGTTTATTAATGGCTCATAGTGTTTATAATCATATTAAAGCAGTACAAGTTGCAAATGATTTAAATGATATTGAAAGTGTGGTACATAAACCACAAGTTAAACATTGGAGAAAAACTAAAGGACAAGACAATACAGACGAATTTAGCAATTTTGTTCCAAGAAACATCTTATATTTTAATACATTAGTCGAAGAAGTGTTTACTTCTGAGAACCCAATGGAAGTTATTAACAATGCTAAAAGTTTTCTAGCAGATATACGAGGTACACGATGGGCAAGACATACAGGGGGAGGAAAAGGTAAAAATAACTTTAGTTCATTATTTGAATAGGAGGATATATGACAGGTAAAGACAATTATCAAAAACATTTAAACCGACGCAAAGATAAAAAACTAAAAAAACTACTAGATCATCACGATTATCTAAATAGAAAAACCAAAGAATTAGACAAAGAACGAGGACATGGTGACAGAAGTGAAGAAAGCAAACAACTACTTTTAAGATTAAAAAAAACCAAATTAGCAATTAAAGACGAAATTACAAGAGTTACCGAAGAATTAAGCAAACTTACCAAATGAAAATAGTTTGACAAAATAAAAGGATATGCTATAATGCAAGTAATGGAAAGAGATTACAAAACCGGTGTAAAAAAAGATATTACAGTTTTCTCAGGTGTGGAAATTGAACACACACCAGCATATGGAAAACAAACATTATTTCTTGCTCGTAATGATTTAACATTTGATCAAATACAAGAATGTGCTGTTATGGTGAATGCTGAAGCAATTTATTATGGTGCAAATAGAAGCTATATGCACAGCCAATTCATGCAAGTACCACAAATTATGAAATTTTTAGAACATGGTTATTATGTAACCGTAGATTATCCTTTTGAATTACACCAACTAGTTAGTCAAAAATTTGCATTGGTTTGGAAACATGAAAAGTTTATTCCATTTTGTTCAATTATAATGCCAGACTCAGAAGAAGATACATCATTATATTTTAAAATTGATGACGTTGATTTTAATAAAACAAATCCCGGTGTATGGACAATGAGTATAAAAGACTTTAAAGATAAAGCAGGATTTACTAAATGGGATGATTATAAAAAAGATGAACCAATAGAGGAGAGTAAAATATGGTCAATGAGATGAAAAGCGAAGAATTAAGTATCAGTCAATTAGATGCAATAAGAGATAATGAATTAAACGAACAAAGAAATCAAGCATTAAAGGAACGAGCAGGTAAGGCATCTAAAATGATTTGGGTAACCTTTCGTAAAGAAGGTATGCACAAATACCCAGCGGCATTAGAAGATCCAAAGTTAAAAACAGGTGATGAATATGACGTATCATTTTTAGGATATCCGCATAGGCATACATTTCATTTTAAAGTTGCAATAGAAGTATTTCATGATGATAGAGATATTGAATTTATACAATTCCAAAGATGGATTTTAAGTTTATATAGTCAAGGCACTTTACAAAACGATTTTAAAAGTTGTGAAATGATGTCAGATGATTTATACATTCAAATAACAAAAAAATATCCAGGCAGAAAAATTGAAATAGACGTTTCTGAAGATGGAGAAAATGGATCACACGCAGTTTATGAAAGAAATAACATTTAAAGAAAAAAGAGCAACAACAAGAATGGGTTATCTACCAATAGGTGGAGGAGGCTTAAATGCATCTTATACATTTGTAGATGCCGTTGCAAATATCTGTGCCACTGCAGGTAACCTAGGTATGATATATGGCAAAGATTTTATTTGGGCATATCATGGATATGACGCCGATAATGACGATTGTATTACACTAATGGTTAAAGAAGAAAAGTATGAAACTTTTTTACATTTAGCACTTAAAAATGATCACAAAATTAAGCATACCCAAAATGGTGATGCTATACTAGTTAAGTCATCTAAATAACATGAATGTCACGCAAACTACTAGACAAAAATTTCTGTGTATTACCTTGGACAGGTTTTCAATTAGAACCTAACGGTATAGTAAAAAACTGCATCATTGCTGAAGATACTATTGGCAATATACATCAAAATAGCATAGAAAACATTCTTCAATCAAAAAAGAATCTTGAGATTAAAACTCAAATGCTAAACAAAGAATTTCCAAGTAATTGTAAAGGTTGCTATTTTCAAGAAGAAAATCGAGCAAAAAGTTTTGAAAGTATTAGTAGTCGACTATATTATGCAAAAGAATTAGGTCCGCACATTAGCAATAACTTATTAGATGATAAAAATAACTTTGATTTAAGTCATGTAGATCTTAGATGGAACAATAAATGCAATCAAGCCTGTGTTTATTGTAACTCTGATTACAGTAGTAAATGGGCACAAGAATTAAACATTAAACAAAAATTTGAAAAGAAAAATGTTGAAAAAGTAAAACAATATGTCTTTAAAAATATTAAAAAATTAAAAAACATTTATCTTGCTGGAGGTGAACCTTTGCTTATGAACGATAATAAGGAGTTTCTAGAATTATTATTAAAACAAAATCCTGATATCCATTTAAGAGTAAACACAAATTTAAGTTCTACAGGAACAGGAGTGTTTCAATTGTTATGTCAGTTTAAAAATGTTCATTGGACTATAAGCATAGAATCCATAGAAGAAGAATATGAATATATTAGATACCATAGTTCCTGGAATACTTTTTTAAAAAATTTACAACACATACAAACACTTAATCATAGAATTAGTTTTAATATGTTACATTTTATTCTAAACTATAAAAGCATTTTTAATTGCGTTGACTATTTAAAATCGTTAGGCTTTCACAACAATAATTTTATAATTGGACCACTGTATGGACCTTTATTTTTGAACATTAAACATTTACCACAAAAAATATTAAATGAAGTTATTAATATTCTTAAAACCAAAATTAACGAAAAACCAGGATTTTACCTACAAAATAGTTTGGAAAATATACTGAAGTATTTGACTGAACCCAATTTTTATGCTAATATAGAACTAGTACGTAGTAGAATAAAAAAAATGGATGAGAGACGAAATTTAAATAGTAGGAAAATATTTCCAAAATTATATAAGGAAATGTTTAATGAGTAAATGTAATTGTGGAAGATCACCTACAGGACTTTGTGTTGGTTGGCATTCTTTAACTGAAGAAAAATATAAAGAAAAGAAAAAGAAATATGAAAAAATGGAAGAAGAAAAAAAGAAAAAGAATCCCTTTCATGCAAGAGCAATTGATGGGTTTGGAGAGTAAATGAAAATATTTTACATGGGCCTAGAGCCATACGAAGGCAGATATACATTACAATTAACTGATTGGACTGAACGGGCTTTCAAAAATAGAGGTATCGATTATGTTATAGTACCTGGTACTACTATCGATGATTCCAAAGCAATTGTAACAGGACAAGTATTAGATGCACATGGACGTTCATATTTTGGTATGAGTCAAATGATGAATTTAGTACAAATGATGAAAGCTGGTGAAATTACATCAAATGATATTATATTTTTTGAAGATATGTTTCAACCAGGTATAGAATCGTTACCATACATTATGAATCAATCACCAGCAGAATTTAGACCAAAAGTTTGGATAAGATGTTTAGCACAATCAATTGATCCTGATGATTTTATACACGTATGGGATATGAGCAAATGGATGAGCTTATATGAAGCGATGTGCAATGAATTTGTAACAGGTGTATTAGCAACTAATGAAGAAATGGTTGCACATATGAAAATTGCAAATTGGAAAGCACCAATTTATAACATATCAGGATTAAGTTTTGGCAAAGAAGAAGTACAAAATAGAGTAAAAGATATTAAACCTTTTGAAGAACGAACAATGCGAGTTGTTTTTGGTGCAAGATGGGATCAAGAAAAACAACCAGGTTTCTTTATGGATATGATTGACCATTGGCAACAAAATAAAAAATTGCCTCCAGTTGAATTTTGTATCTGCGTAGGTGGACCTTTAAGAAGTAATAACAAAGTATATGTAGACAGGGCAAGACGAATGGAAAAAGAAGGCACACTTACAATATATGAAAATTTAAAAAAGAATCAATATTACAACATACTTGCAGATTCAAGAGTATTATTTAATTGTGCGTTACAAGATTGGACATCCAATACTGTATCAGAAGCAGATTCATTAGGTTGTAATGTACTATTTCCAGCATACAGAACATTTCCTGAAGTTTTTGCAAACGACGAAACAAGAATGTATGTTCCGTGGAGTGGCAGAGATGCAATGGAAAAACTAAAAGTATTATTAATGAAACCATCCCCTAGTATGGGTCAAATATCTGATTGGACTGACGGTACAATAGACAGAATGATTGACATTATGACAGGCACGGGAGAACAATGGAGAAGAGATGGAAAACACTACAGAACACCAGTTTCCGAATCTAAATATTAAACCAATTGGATCCTGTGTATTAGTAACAGGAGGAGCTGGATATATTGGCTCACACACCTGTAAAATATTAAAGAAAAATGGATTCACTCCAATAACTATTGATAGACATATTGAAAGGTTTGGTCATGCAACATTTGGCCCACATTTTCAAGTTGACCTACCTAAAAATCAAAGTTATCTAAACGAAATAATTAAAAGATACGATATACAATCTTGCATACACTTTGCTGGTAGTGCCTCAGTTGGTGAATCTGTAAAAGATCCAAGCAAGTATTATAAAAATAATGTAATAACTACAATGGCTCTGCTTGATCAATTAGTACAAAATAATATTAAAACATTTATATTTTCATCAAGTGCGGCTGTATATGGCGATCCCGGAAATCGAAAATGTAGAGAAGATCGCGGACCAAATCCAATTAACCCATATGGTGTTACAAAATTAATAGTAGAAAGAATGCTTATGGATTATAAAACAGCATATGGCATTTCATCGGTAAGTTTAAGATATTTTAATGCCGCAGGTGCTGATCCAGAGGAAGAAATTGGAGAATCAAGAACCAAAGAAACTCATTTAATTCCATTGGCCATTAACGCATCAAGACAATTAAAAACATTTTATATAAATGGCGATAAATTTCCTACAGAAGATGGAACGTGTGTAAGAGATTATGTTCATGTTATGGACCTAGCCGACGCACACATTAAGGCTTTAAATTATGCAAATAAAAATTCAGTATGTGAACAAATTAATTTAGGATCAGGTATACCTATTTCTAACAAACAATTATTAGACATCATACAAAAACATACCGGTAAAATGGACATAATTGTAAGAGATGGTAGACAAGGAGATCCGGCATATCTTGTAGCTGATATTTTCAAAGCTAAAAAAATATTAAATTGGTCTCCTACACAAAGTTCTATTGACAATATAGTGGCAACTGCTGTAAAATGGTATAATAAAATACATAAAAAAGAAATACAATAATGGATGATACATTAAAAGATAGTTGGGATAATACACATGATCCAATTAGCAAACAAATAAAACAAAGAATTAAAAAAGCAGGAAAAAGATTTCACTGTAATGATAATATTTCTGAATACATTGAAGATGGTGATTTAGAACAATTACAAGCAGAAGTACAAGAAAAATTACAAGGTGTATTAGAAAGTCTTGTAATTGATACAGAAAACGATCACAATACACAGGAAACTGCAAAACGTGTCGCTAAAATGTATGTACAAGAAACATTTGGTGGCAGATATAAACCGTTTCCGAGAGTTACAAGTTTTCCTAATGTGGGTTACAAGAGTATGTACACTAGTGGTCCAATTAGTATTAAGTCAACGTGTGCTCACCATTTACAAAATATTGTAGGTAATGCTTGGGTAGGTATTATTCCAACTGGCAAAGTTATTGGTTTGAGTAAGTTTAACAGAATTATACATCACATTGTAGAAAGACCACAGATACAAGAAGAAATGACAACACAAATTGCTGATGCATTAAAAGAATACGCACACACAACTCATATTGCAGTAGTAGTTAAAGCAGAACATCATTGTATGACACACAGAGGCGTAAGAGAACAGGAATCTGATATGACAACTGCAATTATGTTAGGTGCATTTAAAGATGACCCAGCAACTAGAGATGAATTTTATAAAATTTGCATGAGCATGAAGGGCCATGCATAATGAATAATGAACTTCGAAAGAGGTCATTTATAGAGTTAGACGTAGAAATCGATTTCGAAAAACTTTTACAAGAGTATCATATCATAGACAAGAAGTATGCTTTCCACAATTACAATACAAATTACTGGGCAGTAAGAAAAAAATATGCTAAAAGTTGGTCTGGTGTATGCCTGACAAGTTCTGATGGAAGTCTATACACTGATCTACATGAAAATAGACGAGATATTCCTTTTATAGATACAGAAATAAAAAAACATTGTCCATACATTTACAAATTAATAAAAGATCTAGGCGGCGACAAATGTAGTGCAAGAATCATGAGGATTTCCCCAAAAGAATCTTTAGTATGGCATAGCCACGTGCAAGAGCACGGACAAGAAGAGAATCAACTTACAGTGCAAATACCTATAATAGTACCAAAACAATTTGAATATTGTGTGGTTAACAAGAACGAATTTAAATGGTACAAAAGATTTTTTAGACCTTCATGGTTTAAAAATGCCGAATGCAAAAGACTTGAGACGGGTAAAGCATATATTTTCAATTCCTATCATTACCATAATGTATATAATCATAGCAACGAATATAGAATAACGTTAATGTTATATCTTGACTTACGAAACCCAACAGTTTATAATTTGGTACAAAGAAGTTTATGAAAAAAGGAAAAAAATTAACATTTAAGAAAAAAGTATGGAAAATTTTAGATGGAACTTATAAAAGACCTATAGATCAAGAAGACGTTGATAGACTAGTAGCGGCAGTACAACAAGAAATAATGTTAGATACTAGAGATGTGGAAACGATGGACGCAATTAATGATGGTAAAATAGACTGGAGCGGAAATGCCACCAAAAAGTAAAAAAGAATTATTAAAAGATTTAAAAAATGTACAAGAAAATACTAAAGTAATGGATCAATACGATCAAGCACAAGATTTAGATGGAGGTATGAGTAGTTGGACTTATAATATGGGAGAATTAAACACAGGTACAACTGTAACCACGGCAAGCGTAGGTTCATTAGATGATGGACTTGATGTAAAATTTGACGTAAGTGATGGTTTATATCAACCAAGTTTTGACTTTGATGATGAAAAATTAAGAAAAAAATATCCAGCATTACAAGATGCTCATGAACATTACCAAAATATAAAACAAATGTGCGAAACTAGAGAACGAGAAGAAGATGGAAATTAAAGATTTATTAGAAGATGTTAAAGCATATCGTAATACAATGGTTGCTAGAAATTTCCCACATCAAGAAATTACAAACCTTATTATAAAATGGGATCAAAAACTTCTAGAAGATACACCCGAATACAAACAACGTAAAGAAAGAGAAGCAAAGGAAAAACAGTTAGAAGAATTTAAAAAAAGAGAACAAGAAGAACAAGAAAATTTAGAAAAAATAGCCAAAGAAGCAAGAGAGGAAGATGCGTCTTAATACTGAACTTAAATTAAATTATGCAGATGTTTTGTTACAACCAAAACGTTCAACATTATCTTCTCGAAAAGATGTTGACATAGAAAGAACATTTACATTTCAAAATTCAAAAGAAACTTATACGTGTGTTCCTATTGTAGCATCTAATATGGATGGCGTTGGTACATTTAGTATGGCTAAAGTATTACAGGAATATAAAATGATGACTGTAATAACAAAAACAACAACACCTGAGCAATGGAAACAAGCCGTAGGACAAGGAATAAAATTAAAATACATATCTGTATGTACAGGTACAGGAAAACTTTGGGATAAAGACGCAGAAGATTATGCCACAATGCAACAAATATTAAAAAGTTATCCAGATGTTAAATTTATTACAATTGACGTTGCAAATGGGTATCATGAAAATTATGTAGACTTTGTCGAAAAAGTAAGAGAAGAGTTTCCTGACAAAACTATAATTGCAGGTAACGTTGTTACTGCAGAAATGGTTGAGCAATTAATTATTAGTGGTGCTGATGTAGTAAAAATTGGTATAGGACCAGGATCAGTATGTACAACAAGAACAATGGCTGGTGTAGGTGTTCCACAATTTTCAGCGGTAGTAGAATGTGCTGATGCGGCCAACGGTGTTGGAGGACACATAATGGCTGATGGTGGTTGTGTAGAACCAGGTGATGTAGCAAAAGCATTTGGTGGCGGTGCACATTTTGTTATGCTAGGTGGTATGTTAGCAGGACACAATGAATCAGAGTTGCCAGTTGTAGATGGAGAAAGAGAATTTTATGGTATGAGTTCTGATAGAGCAAGAGAAATACACGGTAAAAGAAAAGATGGATATAGAGGTAACGAAGGACGAAGAGTATTTTTACCTGACAGAGGACCTGTATCAGAAACAATTGAAGATATGTTAGGTGGAGTAAGATCCGCTTGTACATATATTGGTGCAAGAAGATTAAAGGATATACCTAAATGTGCAAGTTTTGTTAGAACAAACAATCCAATTAATAAAGTTTACGACCAATACGAAGATTAATTAAATATCATGAATGATACCGAACAAAAATACATTCTGCGTTGCACCTTTTAATAGTCTTTATGTAGGTCCAACTGGCAGTATTACCCCTTGTTGTCTTTTCGACAAACCAACAAAATATAAATTTCACGAAACTGAAGACTATTATCATTCTAAAGATCTGAATAAAGTAAGAAATAATTTAATTAACGGTATTAAAGATACCAACTGTATTGCGTGTTGGAAACAAGAAGAAGCTAATGGTGATTCATTAAGATTAATATTAAACAGAACTGTTGGAAAAGATATTACTCAAGCAATTAATAATTTAGATACAAAAAATATAAAAAGTTTTGACTTACAGCTTGGAAATTTATGTAATTTAAAATGCGTTATGTGTTCACCAAAGTGGAGTAGTCAAATACTTGCTGAGATAAACATAAATCAAGAAATGAAAAAATTTTATAAACATGGCAATTTGAAACAAAACGAATTTAATTGGCCAAAAGAAAACGATTTTGCAAAATGGTGTGAAAAATTTTTACCACAAAGTATACATATCAAATTAACTGGGGGCGAACCCTTCATAAATCCGTGGCTGTTCAAAACATTAGAAAACATACCAACAAGTCAAAAAGAAAAATGTATTCTTCACTTTACTACAAACCTAACAATAATTAATGACAAAATATTAAACATACTTAAAAAATTTAAAGAAACATGGATTAGTGTATCTGTTGATGGCATAGAAGATACTTTTGAATATATTAGATTTGGCCATACTTGGAATGCTATTAAAAAAAATATAGACACATTATTAAATGTTAAAGAAAACATAAAATTATCAATTAACTGTGTAATACAAGCACCAATACTACCTAATATTGTTAATATGGTAAATTATTTTGATACTAAAAAAATAAAAATAAGACCTATTATACTAACATCACCAAAAAAACTAACACTTTCTTCTTTAAAAGAACAATTTAAAAATAATATTATAAAAGATCTACAAAATTATAAAGGATATAATCAAGAATTTATTGACGTTGTTAAATCAGTAATTAAAGATAATATAAATCACGACAATGAATTAGCTCAAGAATGTGTGCATTACCTAGATAATATTGACAAAATACGAAACACTAATTTTAAAAACATTATTCCGGTTGATTGTTTTATATGAGAGACATAGGCATTTATTATAAAAGTTCTACTTGCGGTATGTTCCTATTATATTATATTTTAGGATCAGATCAAAAATTTAATGTGACTTCACGTAATCAAGATCTTAACTATGGTACTAATAAAAAATTAATGACCTCGATGTTCTATACACAATTTAAACCTAAAAAATATGGCGAGTGGATTAGTGGTGAATATTGGCCAGATAATTTGTTTGCTGACAACCATTTACCAAAATTTTATTACTTTCAAATACACGATTTTGCTCCACACCAAGATTTTAAAGAAAAATTTCGAATAAATGACTTATATAAAAAACTCGACTGCATAAAAATTAATCCTTATGTTGCTGATGATAGCAAATGGTTTAAACTAATGTTCTATAAAAGATCTGGATCATTTCATGATTTCCCAAAACAAAATTTTACTTTTAAAGAATTTTACCAACGATTTAAATTTGTATTATCAAGAAGTAAAGGCTCCAAATTAGATTGGTGTGATTATAGCTTTGATATCTTAAAATTTTTAGTGGATAAAGAAGAAAGACAACGTTTATGTGATTATATAGGTATTACAATGAACGAAAGGATGGAGGAATTTTTAAATTATTATATAAAGGCTCATGAAGAATGGCTACTTAAAAAATTATATAGTGATGATGTAAAACGACCAACTGGAGTAATAAAATAATGAAAGATATAGGCATTTATTATAAAAGTACTTGTTGTGGTATGTTTGTATTGTATTACATATTAGGTTCAGACCAAAAATTTAACGTAACTGCACGTAATAAAGAACTTGACTACGGTACTAATAAAAAATTAATGAACTATATGTTCTACAAACAATTTCAAAAAACGCAAAAAACCAAAGGCATAACTGGTTGGACTAATGATGCCGAAAGGAAAGACCACAAAAATCGAGTTGGGAATTGGAAAGATGGAAAATGGTGGAGCAATTGGACTAGTAAAGAATACTGGCCAGATAACACATTTAAAGACAATGATTTACCAAAACTTTGGTATTTTCAACTTCACGATAACGTAGAAAAACAAAGTGTTGAGTATTGGGATTACAGACAGAAAACAGAAGAAGAAATAAAAATAATTAGGGATTATAAAAATATTGATTGTATTAAACTTAATCCTTATGTTACGGATAAAAGAAAATGGTATAAAATGCAATATGCTAAAAGAACCGGAAGTTGTGGGAATATTCCAAAAAAAAATCCTACTTTTAAAAAAGTGCGTGATACTTATATAGATGGTTGGATTAAAGGTAATGGTGGAGCAACATGGCCATCTAAGTTAGATTGGTGTGATTATAACTTTGACATTCTTAAATTTTTAGTAGATAAAGAAGAAAGACAGCGTCTATGCGATTACCTTGGCATTACAATAAACGAAAGAATGGAAGAATTTTTAGTACATTATCTAGAATGCCACCCCGAAAAATTACTTAAAAAATTATACGGATCTGAAGTAGAAAGACCTATTGGTAAAACCATTTAATTAAACTTAAAAGTGTATTGATTTAATTCACAAATTGTCGTACAATAGTGAACATTTAATAATATCCTAGGAGGATTAATGTTAGATTTATTAAAAAACGTAGACAAAAGTATGCTGTGGAAACTTGTAGCACTTCACGTTATCGTGATTACAGTTTCAAACGGTTTAGTAAACATTCCTGTAGAAATACTTGGAGTTAAACTAACCTGGGCGGCATTCACTTTCCCTTTAGTAGTAATAGCAACTGACTTAACAGTCAGACTATTGGGTAAAACGATAGCACGGTCTACAATTGCAATAGCCTATCCACTTGCGATCATTGGATCCATTTTGGTAGTGCTGGCAGAAGGAGCACCTCAATCAGTTGCGTTAAGAATTGGTTTTGCAAGTGCGACTGCGTATGCAATTGGAACTTTGCTAGATGTATATGTCTTCCAATGGCTGAGAGAAAATTATTCAGCTTGGTGGTTAGCACCTGCAGTATCAACTGTGGTAGCAAACATAATTGACACATACACATTCTTCTTTACAGCATTCTCAGGTGGCGCCAACGAGTATATGGCGGCTAACTGGGCAGAAATTGCCGGTTCACAAACTGTATTAAAAATTATGGTTGGTTTGATAGTATTCTTACCAGCTTATGGTTTATTACTTAGACATTTGTCGGGTAAATTTAAAGTTAGTGCAACTGTACAAAAAGCATTTAAAGATGCAAGTAAAGACCTAGTAAAATCAAAATAAAATTGATTTATTTTCAATAGGGGGTATTTTTTTACCCCCTGTTGATATTTCATTTAAATATTGGTATGAATTTCTTAATACTAACTCCTGACGGCGTCGGTTCTACCATTTTACAAAGACTTTTAACAATGACATTTTCGTTAGAGAACGTTAATGCCGTTAATACCCACGAATTAACTAACAGAATACTATTAGAAGATAATATTGCTGTACATGATAAAAGATTTATAGGTTCACGATGGAAACAAATGTATGCACAATCGTTGCCCGAAATAGAAAGTATTATAAGACAATCTTCAAAAGATACAAATATTATAAGCAGAGTTGCCAAATATCATTTAGATAATAGATCAGAACATTTAGGAGAATCTAAAGAACTTGTTACTAATTTTTATAAATTTTTAAATGAAGTATACGATAAAAAAATAATGTGCGTAAGAAATAATATTTTTGAATACGCATTGAGTTGGAGTATACGAGAGGAATCTGGAATATTAAATGTATATAATAGAGATGACAAACAAAAAGTATTTAAAGTTAAATCGGTTAAAGAAGATTTTTTCGAAAAAAAATGTCAACAATACCTTAATTATACGTACTGGGTAAAAGATAACTTTCCTGATGTTATTGAAATTGCTTATGAGGATGTAATTACTAATTCCGACAAAATATTAGAACAACTAACTGGATTTAAAAATACATATAAAAATAACTTTAAACTAGAATTATCGAGAATTTTAAAAATTGAATACGAAACATTTAACGCTCTCATGACTAGCAAAAAACTAACCAAATATACCAATAAAGAATTAGGTGCGTTAGTACAATATAAAAGATATACAAAAAAACTAGTAGACGAAAACAAAATAATGAACCAACCAATTAAAAACACTACACTATACGATAAGCGAAGACAAATTAAAAATTTTAATAACTGTCTAAGAAAATTCGAGTCTTTTGCTAAAAATCATAACTGGATTGATACTTCTAATGCAACATATGATTTTTGGCATGATAAAAAATTATAATGAAAAACCGATTTAGTATAGACAATTACAAAGACCCTTTTAGGGTAGCAACTAAAGTTAATTATAGTGGAGAGTACTCTAGTACAGACGATCCTAAACATACCAAAGAATTTCATGCAAGACATCTTGAACATTTTAACAACTATCCTAAAAAAGTTTATTACCAATATAATTCGAAAGGCTTTAGGGATAATGAATGGCCTGATGATTTATCTAATGTTATATGGTGCGTTGGTGATAGTTTTACATTAGGTTGTGGACAACCACAAAACGAATCTTGGCCTGCATTACTGGAAAAAATTACTAATAAAAGATGTATAAATTTAGGACAGGATGGTGCCAGTAATGATACTATTGCCCTTAGAGTACAAGCAATTGAAAAAACATATAACCCTAAACTAATAGTAATAATGTGGTCTTATCTTCATAGACGAAGAGTCAATGGCATAGATCAATTACATGATAAAAACGATTTTGGGGATAACGCCGATATTAAAAACTTTTTAAAGAACTATGAAGCAGTGAATTCACTACCAACAAAAATAATACATCTAGCAATACCTCTTTCTACATATAACGATATTAACGAGGAGAATAGACAATCTGAAAAAACAGCTTATGATAATGAGATTTCAGAAACAATTAAAAAGAAAATATTATTTTTAATGAAAAACAATGTAACTGAAGTAAAACAATTAGATTTTAGTCGTGATGGACGACATTTTGATATTAAAACTAGTTTGGGTGTAGCACACTTAATTAACAAAAAAATTAATGATAGATAAACCACAAATTTTTATAATGTATGGATCTGGAATGTTTGGAACATTTATAGCTGGACTATTTTCTCATCATCCAGATGCCAACATAGTTCTATCAGAAGAAATTGAAGGAGATGAATATAAACTTAATGCACATCATAGTTATAAAAAACAAATAAATTTATTTCACAACGAAAATGATTACGAAAAAATTAGTAATATGAACAACAATGAACTGTCAAAATTTTTTGATCAATTTAATAAAAAAAATATTGGTATACATAGAATGGCAACTTATGATTTTGCTACATTACCTTATGAAAAATACTTTAAAAATTATGTAAAAATCCTAGTAATTTGTAAAGAAAAAGAAAGACTAAAATATGCACGAAGACACGTAGAAGTTGGAGGATATCATCCTCGAGTTTACCTTGAATTTTGGTATAAACAAATTAAAAAACCTATTAAGGAATTACCAGAATACTTTATAAAAGGTATGAATATAAAACAACGATGTAAATTTATCGAAGAAGAAACAAATCGGTATTTAAAAAAAGATATATTTGATCCTAAACACGACATAATGTTTGATCCTGATAACGTACAATATGTAAACAAGTTGCAAAAATTAGTCAATGATAGTTGTAAAATATTAAATATTAAAACTTTTAATTTACCAAAACAAAAAATTGAAAAATTTATAGAAAAAAATAAAATATACTTTGACAAAACATTGAAATAATTATATAATAACACTATGTCGAATATAGCAGGAAAAATTTGGGGATCTACAGAACTTATCCTAGCAAATAGTTCACTTGAATTTCACAGAATAGATTTTAAAAAAGGTGGTGTGTGTTCTAAGCACAAACACAAATACAAATGGAATGGTTTTTATTGTATGTCGGGAAAAATGAAAATCCGCATATGGCAAACAGCATATGATCTAGTTGATGAAACAATATTAGAACCCGGAAATTTTACCGCAGTTAAACCTGGACTATACCATTCCTTTGAGGGTTTACAAGATGGAGTTGCTTTTGAATTATATTGGGCAAATTTTGATCACAGCGATATTGAAAGAGAATCTGTAGGCCATCTTAAAGAAAGAGACAACGTGGTTAGACTCGACAAGAAGAAAAGATAATGTCTGATGAAATGGAAAAGAAAATTAATGGTAATTGGACCATTAAAGAAATAATAGAAGCCATGAAAACATTATGTCCAGAAGCCTGGATTGACCAATCTAAATAATTATAGTATAATATAATATGGAGAAAATTAGGTACTCTGAAATATTTAGAAGCATACAAGGTGAGGGTCGTTTTGCAGGCGTACCAAGTGTATTTTTTAGAACATTTGGTTGTAATTTTCACTGTCATGGATTTGGACAAGGCAGAGATAAAAGCAAATGGCTTAAACCAGAAGAAATGCCATATGCTACAATGGATCTTACAAATATTAAACACGTTAAAGACTTACCAGTAGTAGACATTGGTTGTGATGCTAGTGCCAGTTGGGCGGCAAGATACAAACATCTTGTAGATTGGGATCCGGTTGATGTTATTGCTAAAAAAATATTAAGTCATACACCAGAAGGCAAGTGGATTTCTTCTACCGGACAAGACATACATCTTGTTATAACAGGTGGCGAACCCTTAATGTGGCAAAGACAATTAGAAGCATTAATAAGACAACCTGAATTTCGTTTCATAAAAAATATTACATTTGAAACTAATTGTACACAACCATGGAAAGATAATTTTGACAAATTTATGCACGGTTTAACTGCTGGTGATTATACAAAACATCCAGTTCACGTAACTTGGTCTACATCACCTAAACTATCTATATCAGGAGAGCATTGGGCAAAAGCAATACGTCCTGAAGTTGCTTACCAATATTCACAAATACCAAACACACATTTATACTTTAAATTTGTGGTAATGGATGAACAAGATATAGAAGAAGTTGATTTAGCAAGAAAGGCTTTTTCTGACAAAGGAATAGAAGCTGACATATATCTTATGCCACTAGGAGCAACGTTAGAAGGACAGGCAAAAACTGGTAGACAAGTAGCGGAAATTTGTTTAAAATATGGATATAAGTTTTCGCCAAGATTACACGTAGATTTGTTTGGTAATAAATGGGGAACTTAACAAGGAGAATAACATGGAAATTATAATAGTAGTAGCAGTAGTTTTATTATTAGGTATATTTTAATAATGAAAATAAAAAAGACAACAAAATCAAAAGCTAAGAAAACTAAAACTCAAGGCAAAAGCGAGGAACCTTGGGTTAAGGTTCTAAACATGAATGTTAATCCAGAAAATCCAAGAAATGGTTTTTTTGAATTGGATTGGAATAAAGAATTTGTCAATAATTTACAACAACATGGATATCAAGGGGATAGCGAAGAACAAATAGTCGACAAATGGTTTCAAACTCTCTGTAGAACAATCGGCAACGAACAAGGTATTGATGTTGCAGGATCTGGTTATGTTCAAATAAACAGAAGAGACGACGGAAAAACGGAAGTTTCTTAAACATGACTCATATATTAATAGACACGGCAAATACTTTTTTCCGTGCTAGGCACATTATTCGTGGTGATACTAGCGAGAAAATAGGTATGGCTATTCATATTACTATGAATTCTATTAAAAAAGCATGGGCAGATTTTAATGGTTCTCATCTTATATTTTGTTTAGAAGGACGTAGTTGGCGTAAGGATCATTACGCACCTTATAAAAGAAATAGAAAAGAAACATTTGAAGCAATGAGTGATAAAGAAAAAGAAGAAAATAAAATATTTTGGGAGTGCTATGATGACCTTACTAATTTTATTAAAACAAAAACAAATGCAACAGTATTACAAAACTCACGTGCCGAAGCAGACGATTTAATTGCACGTTGGATAGATAAACATCCAAACGATAAACACGTTATTTTAAGCACTGATAAAGATTTAAATCAACTTGTAAAAGAAAATGTTAAACAATACAATGGGATTACAGAAACAACTATTACACACAAAGGATGGTTTGACAACAAAGGCAACAAAATAATAGATAAAAAAACTGAATTACCTAAAGATGCACCGGATATAGAATGGATAATATTTGAAAAATCTATGAGGGGTGATCCTTCCGATAATATTTTTAGTGCATATCCGGGTGTAAGAACAAAAGGTACTAAAAACAAAATAGGATTAAAAGAAGCATTTGGAGATAGACAAGCAAAAGGTTATACATGGAATAATTTAATGCTAACAAAATGGGTAGATCATGAAGGAAAAGAACACAGAGTTATGGACGATTATGAAAGAAATAAATTATTAGTTGATTTACACGCACAACCAGAAGCTATTGTAGAAGAACTTGATCAAACGATTGCACAGGCTAAGGCAGAAAATAAAAGTGTAGAACAAGTTGGAATCAGATTCATGAGGTTCTGTGCCAAGTATGATTTAAATAAAATTAGTGAACAGGCTCAATTGTATGTGGAGCCATTTAATGCGAGGTTAAGTGCATGACAGTAAGAGCGAAAACACTTGTTAAAGATAAATTTTGGATAGTTGAGCAAAACGGCCAAAAATTAGGAACCCTGCAAAAAAAAGAAGATGATGGTTGGATCTTCTTAAGCAAACAAGATAAAAGACAAGTTTATCATACACAAGAAAGCCTGTTCACAAAGTTTGGATTTAATATTTTTGAAGACAATCAATCTGTACCTAAAGAAATAAAAGAACAAGAAAAATTTGTAAACAAATGGGACGTAAAACACGCAGAAAACTTTGAGGTTCACGGATATCCTTGTTCACAAAAACCTTATAATCCATTATGGAACGTACAAAAAGGATTACCTTTATATACAAAAACACCTAAATCTAAAAGTATGTTTTGTGCAGGCTATTATATTGTAAAATTTGAAACTGTAAATTGGCGTAAAGCATATTGTCCAAAAATAATTACATTACAACGATATCCTTACAAAGGACCAATTAAATCAAAAACAGAAATGGTTGCACAATTAAATGAAGCACTCAAAAATTCAGACTAAACCAATTGAAAATTTACTAGGTAGAATACGTACTCTACGTCAAAAGGGAACCAGTGATATTCGTATAACTGCTCGAGAGGCTGATCAATTAGCAGATTCCTTAACACAAGTAATGACTAGACTTGTTACAATACAAGAAGAAATAATTGAAGCATTAAAAACTGCTCAAGAGGCCAAAACTATCAATATCGAAATGGATGGTGGTACCTTTGATAGCAAAAAATAAAAAAATTACAATAATAAAACCTACTGCTTTATACAAGTGGGCAAAAAATTTTAAAAGAATTCAAGATAAATTCTACGACAACAAATATAAATTAAGAAGATTACAACAAATTGAAGATTTTATTACTTTAAATAATTATAAACAAATACATCATATTGAAGAAGTACATTTAGATATTAATATTCCAACTGTAAAATTTGTAGACAATATTAAACAAGCAGAACTATTACTGGTCACACACCAAGGATACTCAAGATACCCTTGTACGGGCATTATAGAGCAAATAAACACCTGGTTAAACAACTGTGATAACATTTATTTGTGTTTAAACAGACATTATCTTAACATTGATAACAAAAAAATACCCTTAAAACTACCTACTGACTACCAACAAGCAATAACAAGTTGGCTAAAACAATCATTGCCAAACAATACAGTTGTAGATTTAAGCAAAAACTATACTGACTATGGTTTAAATTTTACTTGGAGTGTTCCTGATCGACATTACTTTATAAGCAAATGAAAAAATTAATAGAACATTTTACTGATTATCCTATGATTAATACTGATCAACACAATTATAGAAGATATCGTATGGGTAGACTTAAACATGAATTATGGTTAAGAAATCGTAAAAACAAAAACAAAATAATAATAGATGAATATGACAAATTTATTATTGATAAATTACAAAAAGGCAAAACTTGTATATTTGGTAGTGCTGGATATTACTTAGAAGAACTAATTCCTAATCTTACAGTTATCGAACAATGGCCAATTGTCAAAACATTTTATCCAAAAGCACAAATAATAAATGACAGGTCTGAAATAGCAAAAATTAACGGTAGAATATTTGATAATTTTATTGTCATAAACAATAGAGGAGATATTTGGTGTGAACTTTCGGTTGTTGAGAACCATATTTCTAAATATGTAAAAGCTATGAAACCTAATTGTTTATTTTTTTATAGTTTTAGAGACACACAAATTGTTGACTGGAATCGTTTAACTATTGATCATAAAGTATACTTTGAAACTTTTGCAAAACATATTGAAAAAACATATAACCTAAAATTACTATGGAAAAATATTAAATTCATAACTAAAATAAAAGATGGAAATGGCAATTATGATATACTTGAAAATCCAGATACAACAAACGGCAACATAAAGTTTTTATTCCAATACAATGCATAATATAATTTTATTTCGTGGTGGTATGTGTGGTGATTTAATACTAGGTATGATTAACAAAGATTACCTACATACACATGGACCAACTGAAATTGAGGATTCTGTTTGCAACCAATATAAAATTAAAACAGATCGTCAAATAATGAAGAAATTTTTTAGATATTCTAATGAAGAAAAAGAAGAATACTTTAAAAAATTTGAAAATAATGACTCCGAATATACATTGTCACACGATACAGATTTTTGCCTTACAAAAAAGAAAAATACCATACAAATTATTTGTTCAGATAGCTCTATGTTTCAAAAATGTGCTACCCGTTTTGAAAAAAAACATCGTGACATAGTAATTGAAGAAGCAAAAAAATATATTGAAAATACTGCCAACACATTCGTTGAAAATTATGCGAACAGTTTACAACAATGGCAAGATACTTTTAAATTTTCTAATACATTTGACATTAAAAACATCGGTACAAGTCAATTTCCTGACGACGTGTTTAATAACTTTCAAATCAAAGACAAAACCTGGTCGTTGCAAATTTATAACACATGGTTGAATAAGCCTATAAATCTTTAACTAACTTTTGTTTTTCGTCCATTAATAGTTTCTGGTAAATACAACTAGTAATTATGAGCAGACCGAAACCAACAGTCTTACTTCAGTACTCCAATAAGGAAACATATAAATTGGACGAAGTTCTTGCGGCAGAAGGTATATGGGCCGTGTTTTATGACGGTAAACCTATTAATTTAAAATCATCTAGTTTGGTTGCTAATTACCCAGGACCTAAGTACAAAAAAGTTTCATTTTCAAATCCAGGACACGCAGAAAACTTGGTTAAAAAACTTAATACCATGCATAAGACAGACAAGTTTGCAGTGTATCTTTTAAAAACAGGCGACAAATTCACTAGATAATTAAGTGTATGGACGTAAAGACGGCATACACTCGAACCTTCCTAATGCTCAAGGAAGAACCGTTGCACGAAGAAAGTATTAAGACTGCATACTTCACTTGGTGGCAAAATGTCCGTGAATCTTACCAAGCACGTTCATTAAGACTTACAAAAATAGGCTATGAATGGATACAATCCTTAGATATTAAAGTTTACGAAATTAAATTTCCAGCAAAAATTATATTCACTCCACAAACCTTTCTTTGGTTGGATGAATTCGTGGATTGTCCGTATTATGTAGATAAAAAACAAATAGTAGTAACCATGGAAAAAATGGCATTACAGCTCATGATGTTTGCTGGAGATGTCACAAAATACGGGTTAGCACGGGCAATGAGCAAGGCAGATGAGCAAAAAACCCAATAAAATAGCGACTTTTTAGCCATAATTACCAGGTTGACGCATTATAATAGTATGTTATTATAGTATTATAACAATTAAACGAGGAGCTATAGACAAAATGGCAAGAGCAAAACAAACAGATAAACAAGCAGTAGGATCACAAAATAGAACGGTTACGCCTAATGAAGCGAAACTGGCACTAGAACACTGCATTAAATTACAAAGACCAATAATGATGTGGGGAGCACCAGGTATTGGTAAATCAGACATAGTTAAACAAATTGCAGATTCTCAAAAAAGAGAAGTTATTGATATTAGACTTCCTTTATGGGAACCAACAGATATTAAGGGTATTCCTTATTATAACGCAAAAGAAAATAATATGGTATGGGCCGCACCGGCTGAATTACCAGTAGATGTAAAATCAACATCAATTATTTTCTTAGATGAATTAAATTCGGCGGCACCGGCAGTACAGGCGGCGGCGTACCAACTTATATTAAACAGAAGAGTTGGACAATATAAACTGCCCGACGGTGTTTCAATTGTAGCGGCTGGTAACAGAGATGCTGACAAAGGTGTCACTTACAGAATGCCGGCTCCATTAGCCAACAGATTTGTTCACATAGAATTAAGAGTAGACTACGATGACTGGATGGAATGGGCAACATTTAATCATATTCATCCTGATGTTGTAGGTTATGTGACATTTGCAAAACAAGATTTATATGATTTTGATCCAAAAGGATCATCAAGATCTTTCGCAACTCCAAGATCATGGAGTTTCGTATCACAACTTCTATCAGATGACCTGCCAGAAAGTACGCTCACTGACCTCGTTGCAGGCGCAGTAGGAGAAGGATTGGCCGTTAAGTTTATGAATCACCGTAAGGTGAGCGGCCAACTTCCTAATCCATCTGATATATTGAGCGGTAAAGTTAAAGATTTAAAATGCAAAGAAATATCAGCGATGTATTCTTTAACTGTTTCATTGTGTTATGAATTACAACAAGCACATGAAAAGAAAACAAAAAACTGGAACGAACAAGCAGACAGATTCTTTCACTACATGATGGACAACTTTGAAACAGAGTTAGTTGTTATGGGTGCCAAGATTGCTTTGACAAACTATAAACTTCCGTTCGATCCTAGCAAACTAAAATCTTTTGATAGGTTCCATAAGAAGTTTGGCAAATATGTCATAACTGCTATGGAGTCTAAATGACCGCAACAGATCAACAAATTGTAGACAAACTAGTTACCGCAAGGATTGCCTTACTTTTAAAACATCCGTTTTTTGGCAACCTTGCAACTAGATTAAAATTAGTTAACGCAGATAATTGGATACCAACTGCTGGTACTGATGGCAGAAATTTTTATTACAATACTAAATTTATAGATAAACTTACACCAAAACAAGCAGAGTTTTTATTTGGTCACGAAGTTCTACATAATGTATTTGAACATATGTTAGTTAGACAAGGTAATAGGCAACCAACATTATGGAATATTGCGGCGGATTATGCCGTTAATCAAATACTTGTTGAAAGCAAAATTGGTGAGATGCCAACAGGTAGTAATAAAGGTTTTCAGGATGACAAATATAAAGATTGGCCTGCAGAAAAAATATATGATGAATTATATAAAACTGCAAAAAAGAATGGTAAAAAAGCAATAGAAAAATTAGGTAAACTTATTGATGAACATATCGATTGGGACAAAGGTCTAGGAAAGAATGGAAAAGGAAAAGATAAAAAAGATGGAAAAGGACAACCTGTTTATACAAAAGACGAATTAAAGAAAATTAGAGATGAAGTTAAAGAAGCAATGATAAGTGCCGCACAAAGTACAGGTGCAGGTAGCTTACCTGGTGC